GGCAGATAATTCATATAAATATTGATATGGCCTTTTCAAACTATGACGCAACAACAACAAATAAAAGTAAAAGATCAAATCGAATCTATAGTGATTTAAATTTGAGTTTTACTAAAAATCCTGCTACTAAAGATGTGAGTAGGTATTTTGATGTGCAGGCTATAAAACGTGCTGTTAAAAATATTATTTTAACAAACAAATATGAAAAACCTTTTAATCCAAGTTTTGGATGTAATTTGAGAGGTTTCTTATTTGAAAATATAAGTGACCCTATGATGGTTATTATTAAAGATAGAGTTGCTAAGGCTATAACGGATTATGAACCAAGAGTATCAGTTGAAAATATAAGTGTTACAAATGATGATAAGAATGGATTAAATATAGTTGTATCACTTTTAATAATTGGATCAACTGATCCTGTAACCGTTTCAACATTTTTACAAAGAGTTAGATAGATGTCACAACACAGATTAGATATTTCACAATTAGATTTTGAAGCAATCAAAGCTTCATTAAAAAGATTTTTAGGTAATCAAGCTGAATTTAAAGATTATGATTTTGAAGGTAGTTCACTTTCAATTCTATTAGACCTTTTGGCATACAACACTCATTACTTGGCTTACAATGCTAACTTTGTGGCCAATGAAATGTTTTTAGATACAGCACAATTAAGATCAAGTGTTTCTTCATTAGCAAAATTAGTTGGTTACACTCCTAACTCTGCTAGAGCACCAATCGCTGATTTAAAAATTACTGTTAACGATGGTTCAGGTTCTTCAATTACAATGCCAGCAGGAACAAAATTTACTTCATCTATAGATGGTACAAGTTATTCATTTGTAAACATAGATGATGTTGTTATAACTCCTGTTGATGGTGTTTATTCAGCTCAGTCTGTAAACATATATGAAGGAACATATACCTCATTTACTTACACAAAAGACAGTACAGACATTGACCAAAGATTTTTAATACCTACTGATAGAGTTGATACAACAATATTAAAAGTTGTGGTTCAAAATTCACTTGCTGACACAACAACAAACACTTATACAAAAGCTACTTCAATTACAGAATTAGACAACACATCAAAAGTTTATTTTTTACAAGAGGCAGAAAATGGTCAATATGAAATTTATTTTGGTGACGGTGTAATTGGTCAAGCATTAGAAGATGGAAATATAATTTCAATAAGTTATGTTATTACAAATAAAACAGAAGCAAATGGAGCTTCAACATTTAGTTTATCAGGTGCAATTTCAGGATTTACAGATGTTGTTATAACAGTAAATTCATCAGCACAAGGCGGTGCTGAACCTGAAAGTATTACAAGTGTAAAACAAAACGTGCCTAATTTTTATGCAGCTCAAGACCGTGCTGTTACAATTGAAGATTACAAAACTAAAGTAAAAGAATTATATGCTAACACTCAATCGGTATCTGCTTGGGGTGGTGAAAATGCTGAAACACCTTTTTATGGTCGTGTTTATATTTCTATTTTACCAACAAGTGGTTCTAATTTAACAAACACTACAAAAGACTCTATAGTTAATTCACTAAAAAGATATTCAGTTGCTTCTGTTACACCTGTAATTATTGATCCTGAAACAACAAAACTTTTAATAGAATCTACAGTTAAATACAATGCTCAAGCAACATCAAAGACATTGGCAACATTACAATCAGACATTGTAACTAATCTAACAAACTATAATACAAACACATTACAACAGTTTGACAGTATGTTTAGACATTCAAAGGTTACAGGATTAATTGATGATACTAATACTGCTATTTTATCAAACACTACTCTTTTAAAATTAAGAAAATCTTTTACTCCAACTTTAGGAAGTTCAGTAAGATATGAAATTAATTTTAATAACGCATTGTACAATCCACACGTAGGTCACAAGGCAGCAGTTGGTGGTATTTTACAATCATCAGGATTTAAAATTGATGGTGATAATACAAATATTTGGTTTTTTGATGATGATGGAGAGGGTAATATAAGAAGATACAGATTAGTTGGTTCAGTAAGAACCTATGTAGGCACAAATCAAGGAACAATTAACTATGCAACAGGTTCAATTGTACTTAATAGTATTAATATTTCATCTATTGAAAACATAAGAGGTTCAGCTTCTACAGTAATTGAATTAACTGTTGAACCTGACTCATACGATATTGTTCCAGTAAGAAATCAAATTTTAGAAATAGACATAGCAAATAGTTCTATATCAGTTGAAGCCGATACATTAGTTGGTGGTTCATCAAATGCTGGCATTAATTATACTACAAGTTCTAATCATTATTAATAAATGAAATGGCTACATTTAAAGAAAAAATATCAAATCTTTTAAACTCACAAGTACCTGATTTTGTACTTGAAGATCATCCACTATTTTTAGATTTTGTAAAAGGTTACTATAAATTTTTAGAGTCAGCAGAAATTACTTTAACAAATATTGGTGATCCAGACCACATACAGTTAGAAACTCAAACATCACAAGATAATTTTTTACAGTTAAGTGCAACAAATAATCAAGGTGATGATAATGGTGATAGAATACTTTTAGAAGATACAAGTGTTGGTGATTTTATAAACGGTGAAACTATTACAGGCCAAACTTCAGGTGCAACAGCAACTGTATTAGTAGAAGATGTTGATGGTGGTTCTCGTTTATTTGTAACACATCAAAACAAATTTATTGAAGGTGAATTAATTATAGGTTCTTCATCAGCTGCAGAAGCAACGATTTTAAAATACAGAGCAAATCCTATTCAAAATATTCAACAGCTTTTAGATTATCCTGATCCAGACAAAACTATTCAAGGATTTTTAATTAAATTTAGAAATGCTTTTTTACAATCAATACCTGATAATTTAGATGAAAGTATAGATAAAAGAAAATTAATTAAAAATATTAAATCACTTTATAGAGCAAAAGGTACAAAACGTGCAAGTGAAATATTTTTTAAACTACTATTTAATGAAAACGCTGAAATAAGATTTCCAAAAGAAAACATATTAAGAGCCTCTGATGGTAAATGGGATACTCAAAGTGTTGTGAGATGTTTAGAAGTTGGCTCATCTAATGCAACAAATCTTATAGGTCAAACTATTACACAAGCAAATGTAGTTAGTGATCCTACAATTAATGAAGCAACTGCCATAGTTGAAAATGTATTTAAATATCAAATAGGCGGTGAAACTGTTGTTGAGTTAATATTAGGTGAAGATAGTATAAGTGGTACATTTGTTGCTGGACAAAACATTACAGGAACAGATAATACTGATGCTGACGTTTTAATTACTTGTAATTTAAAAGGTGTTATAAACAGTAAAACAATTTCTAACGATGGCTCGTTTTATAATGAAGGTGATATTGTTAGTATTTTAGGTGGAGGTAACGATGCCAATATTCAAGTTGATGCCATTGGTTCAGGTGAAATTACGGAAGTTTTAGTTGATAATGGAGGATCAGGATATGAAATTGGTGACACAATTAACTTTAGTTTTGGTAATGCCACAGCAGCTGTATCAGTTGTTAATGGTGGTATTACACAAGATGATTCAACTTCATCTACAGATGATCACATTATTTTAGAAGATGAAACTGTTAGAGGTGATCCATACACAGGAAATAAAATTGTACAGGAAAGTGGTACAGGTTCAGGTGATATAACAGATGTAAGAATGATTTATAAAGGAAATGGTTATACTTCGTTACCAACTTTAACTGTTACATCTTCTGGTGGTTCAAGTGCTTCAATATTTTCATACGGTCCAGAAATAGGAAGAGTATTAAAATTAAAAACTATTGAATTGGGTTCTAATTATGAATTATCTCCTACACCACCAACGTTAACTTTACCTACTTATCTGTTATTGTCAAATAGATCAGGTTCATTTACTGTAGGTGAAACTATTACAGGTTTAGATTCAAGTTCAACAGTTATAACTGCTACAGTTGTTTCCTTAGATACAAATACTAATATTTTAAAATGTTCAGGTGCAACAGGCACGTTTGCTGAAAATACAAATATTTCAGGCGGTACTTCGTTACAAACAGCAACAGTTTATAAAACAGATCAAGCAACAGCAACTTCAACAGTAGCTGCATTAACAACAACAGATGGTCGATTTATAAACCAAGATGGTTGGATATCAGAAAATTCAATGTTAATACAAGATAGTTTATTATATCAGGACTATTCTTATATTATAAGAGTTGGTCGTTCAATTAATGACTGGAGAGATACCTACACAAAAACTTTACACTCTGCTGGTTTCTACTTTCAAGGAGAAGTTGGGATTACAACTCAACTTAATAACAGATTAAGAAGTGTTACAGGTATTAATAGTGGAATTACTGAAGATATATTTGCTGTGTACAAAACAATCTTCTCAACAATATTAGGAAGAAGATTAGGAACAGCAACTGATGGTACTTCATTAAGAGCTAATCCTGCTTTAGGTGTTGGAGTTGACTTAACGGATTCTACATCTGAACACTTTACTGTAAATACAAGAGATTTAACTTTACGTGCAGCATATGTTTTAAAATCAGCAGGTGGTATTGTAAAAGAAACTACAAGTATTAGAGGCAATACTACTAAATTTGGTGTGCCTACAGCAGGTCCTACATTAAAAAGTTTAAACGAATTAATATTAAGTCAAAACTTTGCAAATCAAGTAACTATTGAGCAGTTAAGTAATTTAACTTTACAAGGAACTCAAAATACAAGTATTGATGGTGAGTCAACTTTATTATCAGACTTTAATTTTAAATTAAAAACAAGTTTTGCTATACCGTCTGAAGTATGGCAAATATCACAAGACTCTTTTGATGAAGATAGAGATAGTTTTGATACAACAGGCATAAAATTTGACGCTGCATAAAAATGAATATAAATAATAATATAATAGTTAAAGTAAATGATGAAATAAAGGCTCCAGTAAAGGATTATACTATTGAAAA